CCATAATTGCTCCTAACTTTCAGCGTTGAACTTGCTCGTCGCGTACATGATCTCGATCTCCACCTGTGCCCCGACTATCTCGAAACTGTCTTTCGCGTACTCGATGCCGTGGCGTTTCTGCCGCGTCTCCATCGCGAGCCCGATATTCGTCACTTTCCAGCGATCGTCTTGGCGGATCGCCCGGAAAATGTCCGAGATCGCCGTTCTCGCGTTCGCCGCATCCGTTCCGCTTTTCAAAAAGACCTTGATGAGCACCGGCATTTCGTGAATGCGAAGCTCCTCACGGTCGTTCGCCACCGGCTGGGTCTCCGTCGTGCCCTGAAAAACGCTTACCGCCGGCAGGTCCTTCTCGTCCCAATTCGTTTCCGAATCCGCGACCTGTGCCCCGATATCGGTCTGATAGCCGACGGTGTTCGGTGCCGTCGTCCTGATCGCCTGCAGCCGCGTAACGATCTCGTCGATCAGTTTTTGCTCTTTCGAATCGGCCATAGATCTGGTTGCGGAGGCCGGATTCGCACCGGCGATCTAAAGGTTATGAGCCTTTCGAGATACTCCTTCTCCACTCCGCGTTGTGTTAAGTTTTCAAATAAACAACCGTCAATCCTGTCCCGTTGTTCTCAACCCTTTCGACCGTGTAATCCGTCGAGCGGATCGAAACGCTCATCTTGTTCCGCACGGTCGCGATGTCGGCCGTCTTGCATATCAGGCTCGGTTTCGACGCCTCGATCTCGACGTTCCCGAACAGCAGCGTTGCGTCCGAGCCGTCAGTGAACCAGCCGCGAATTGTCAACGTGCTGAGCGGGCTCACGACGATGGTGAAGACCGCCTCTTCGTCAAAATCGCCGCTCGCGAATATCGCATCAAGATCGTCGTCACCGATCATTTGTCCTTCTTTTTCGCGGAGGCTTTAGGCTTCGCGGCCTTCGCCTCCGGCTTGTTTTCAACCTCGACGGCGGTCCCGTCCGCGATGAACCGCGAAGCCCAGGGTTCCGGAACATCCGCCGTAGCTCCGGTTGCGATCCTTATCGCTCCGTAGCCCCGAGCCGCCAAGAATTTGAGCTTCCGCGTTTTCGCCATTAGAACTTGCCGTAAACCACGGCACCGTGTTCGCTCGCCGAATTCGGCGACTCTTCCGGACGCGAAAGGATCGCGATCACCGAGATGTAACTGCCGGACGCTCCGTCGCCGCCGGTGATCTCGAAATCGATGTACCGCTGTTTTCCGAGCAGATCGACTTCGAAGAGATGGAATAAGTTGTCGCTATCGCTCGCTGTCGCGAGAGCGAAGTCGGTACCGCCGACGGCGATGTTCGACGGGCTGCCCATGTTCGACGCATTCGACTGGCGAATGCTCGCCGATGCCGGCGCGATATCGATTGCACCGAAAATAACGAGGAACGTCAGGTGCCGATAGCCGATCGTATCGACCGCCGCGGTCGTGAATGCCGTGTTATCGACGATCGCTCCAGGCGGTGTGACCGGGACGAATTTTACGTTTGCTGCTTGTTTCATTTGCTTTTCCTCAAACTGAAATTTGACAAAGGCGGGAGTCTCACCCGCCCGGGTTCTGGTCAGCCGCCTTATGAAGCAGCACTCGCGAGTCCGACGATCGGGCCAGCCACGCGGCTGGAGGCCGTGCTCGATTGGTTGCCGACATCGTGGACGTTGATGTCGAATCGCTCGGTGCCGCGGATCTCGATCTGGTCGTTCGCGAACCGACTGTGCTCCGACAACGCGATTTGCGTATCGCGGCGCGTGCCCATGCTCGCGGCCTTCGCGAGATCTCCGAACAACGCAACGATCTGATCGTTCGCGTCGGTGTTCGGCATCACTTGCGAGAATTCGACGCGGTAGCCCATGAAACGCTGTTTGCGGGCGTCCTCGATCTCGGCCGCGGTGACTCCGCCGGATGCGAGCATCGCCTTCACCATCACGTTCCAATAGAAACTGCGGTGCACGTACCAGGCGGCCGCGTCGGTGTCCGCGTATTGCGGAAGTTTCGCGACAACTGCTTCAAAATCGCCGAGCACGAGCTCCGCGAAAAGATTTCCCGTTCCGACCACCAGTCCGGCAATGTCGGCACGCGTTGCGGAAAGGTTGAGCAGCTTGTTACAAGCTCCCCGGATGCCGCCGTAAGTGTCGGTGCCATCGCCGAGAAAACCGCAACGGTCTTCTTTTTCGGCGAACGCGTAAGCGATCTCGCCCGCGAGTGCGTCACCGAAAGCGATGCTGGAATCTTCGTTGACCTCGCTCGAATATCGAGCAAGGACGGCCAGCTTTTTAGCGACGAGTTCGACACGATCCCAGCCCATGTCAGACGCCGTTATCGCACCGGCCTCAGCGACGAAGTAAGCGGTCAAACCGCCGGTCCGCCGCGGATCGCTGCGGGTGTCCGACGCCATCGGGACGATCTTCGCGTTTCGGCGGAAAACGCCGAATTGCTCGCGAAGGTCGATCAGGTCGTTGCCGAATTCATCGGGCACCAGATATCCACCGGTCTCGTTGACGGATTCGCCCATCGCACGGACCAGAGCGATACCGTTCTGGCTGCAGAATTCGCGTGCTTTCGTGTTGCCGAGAACCGAGGCCAGCAAGAACTGCCCGAAGCGATAGGCTCGCTCTTCGGCATTTTCGCCCTTGAAGCTGCGAAGTTGCCCGTATCGCGGCAACGTCCGCGCGAGCTGAATGCCGCCTTCACGTTTGGCCTGATCGGCCGGAGCGAGCGGTGCCGGCGTTTGAACGGTTTGGGTTTCTTTTCGTTTGGCATGGATCGCGACGCGGACGTCGTCCAGCGTTACGTCCGGCGATGTTGCGATCATTTCGCGGGCGACGTTTTGTCCGTCCTCGCCGAATATGCCGGCCCATTCGAGGATGGACTTGTCTTTTGCCCGCTGAATCTCTTCAGCGGAGCGGGTTTCTACAACCGGAGCATCCGGTTCATTTCCATTTTCTTTAGCCATTGTTTTCTCCGTTTTTGTAGATATCGCCCGCGTTGCATGTCGGGCTTCTGAAACTTGTTGTTCGCAGGTGCAGTCGTCGATCGGCATTTCGCACTCGGGGCAGATTTCGCCGCCGTCCGGTGCGTCATCGCGTTTTTCCCACATCGATCGCCCGACGCCGACGCTGATGTCGGCCGGCACGCTGACTATTGAGACCTCGTACGGTTCCCAATCGTCTGCACGGTAAACGCTCGGCGCGTCCTTCGATTTCGATTCGAGGTTCAATTCCCAGATCATGAAACCGACGCTGATGTTCTTGCGGATGCCGTCGCGGACGTCCTGGAAGATCTCTTCGGCATGTGCGGATTTGGAAAAGCGAACGGTGCACCGTGCCATGCCGTCGCTGTCGAAACTGTAATCTTCGATAACGCCGACCTGGTCGCGCGTGTTGTGGTCCATCAAAAGGGCTGCGCCCTGATCGAAACGCTGCGTCCGGACGTTCTTTTTGCCCATCATCAGCCGGATCTGGCCGTACCACCAGTTATCGATCGGCTTGTCGGACGCGAACGCGAGCTTCACCGTGCGGGCCTCAACGTCGATATCGGTCTCACGGTTGATCGTGAGGACGTGCGACTGAGGTTTTCCGTAAACTTCGCTGCGGATCTGCTCGATTGTCTTTCTGGACATAAAAAAGGGCCGGAACGATTGAAAAAATCGAACCGGCACCAAGCTTAAATAATTTTCGAAGGAGTTAATTTCGAGGGGTGTAAAACTCCGGATGTTGGGGTTTAATTGTCGTAATCCCCAACATCTAGGCCGTTGGAATAGCCGCGTTTGGGCTCCGTTTTGGCCGGATTTCCTTCCTCATCGGCCGGAGCGTTTCCAGCATCGGCAACCTTGACGCTTGTGACCGGGGTCAGATCGATGCCCATAGCTGCCGCGAGAGCCTGCTCGCTCGCCAATTCTTCAAGGTGATCGACCAGATCGACACCGTCGCGTGCCAGGACACGCGTGTAGGTCGTCAGTTTGCTTTCGAGTCCCATCACGTCGGCGCTCATATCTTTAAGCGGATCGATATTTCCCCATCCGCGGGGTTTCCATTTCGGGTTTTGAAGTTCCTTGAACTGCTCGGCGGTAAGGTTCAGCTTGCGATTGAGAGTCGCCGAACGCAGAAATTCGTGATAGACCTCCCGGCAGAACGTCGTGATGACGAAATCCTGCAGGCCCTGCCATAGCTCGCGTTCTTCCTCAAGGCCGACACGAGCGGATGAGAAATTGACGACCTCCATGTCGCCCTGCAATGAAAAATAGGATGTACCGACGCTGATGGCGAGATCGCGGACGATGGAGCGGTAAAATTCCGCATGGTTCTGCGTCGGCTGTTTCGGATCGAACTGGTTGAATTTGTACCCGTCAGGGCCGATATTCATCGACAGCGGCGCGACGTCCATTTCGATATCTTTTTCGACACCGTCCTCATTTTCCTGGCCGGTGAAAGTCACCTCGTCGGGATCGCTTTTTTCCCAAATGCCGAACGTGTTAGCCGTCAGGCGGGCGGACATTATCACGCCTTCCTTATAGCCGTGCAGGTTTTTAGCGTCGAGCAGGGCCGCATGGAACCACGTAACGCCGCGGACCTGCGATTCGTCGTCCTGCACTAAGAAAGCGTGGATCATCTGCTCGGCCGGGATGCGGACGCGGACCATCTGCTGCTTTACGCTGAACATCACATCGCTCGGCGGCGTCCGCAACCAGTACGCGACCGGTTTGTCGTTGTCGTCGATCTCGACGGACATGATTATCCGGTTGCCGTTCGAGTGCCGTTGGTTGAACATCTCATCGAGGTAATCGACGTTCCAGAATTTCAGAGCGAAACCGAATTCGTTATCCGCGGCAACTTTTTGCACCAGAACTTCGCCATCGCGGGCGAGATGCGTCACGAAAAGGCGTTGGGCGGCTCGCCAATCCAGTTTCCCGCTGATCGTGCATGTCTCACGGTGCGACCATTGCCAAAACACTTCCTCGACCTGTTTGTTCAGCATCACGTCGAGCGTCTTGCCGTCCTTCATTCGGGCCTGGCATTTTAGCTGTATGCCCTTCGGCCCGATGATGTTCTGCCGGCACATGATGAGGAATTTAGCGAAATGCGACGTATCGCGGCACATCTGACGAGCCCGGGCACGCAAAATGTGGAGCGACTGCCGCAGGTTCCAGTTCGCCGTCGTCGGGCGGACGGTCCAATCCGCGTTGAGGCGGTTCACTTTGGCGGCTCCGTATTCGCGTTTGTGACGCTTCGACGTGTTCGCCTTCGGCGGGAAGATCGCATCGTAAACCCGTTGTGACAGTTTCTTTTTCATCGCTCAAACATCCTCACTTTCACTTGCGTTCCGAATTTGCCGCCGTTTCTGACCTTCTCGGCTGCATTCTCGCGTGCTACAACTCCGGCCCAGTATTTGCGCATCGACATCACCTCCGCACGCGATGCCCTATTCACTTTGCGGCCGCCCGCGGGCGTCGTGATCTCGTAGGAAATGACATCGGACGTTCCGGCGGCCAAAAGGGCAGCATCGAGAGCATCGAGCATAATTTTCGCATTCGTTCGCAGGTCGATAGCGGTCGTCGTGCCGGTGACGAAACCGCGCAGCACGTCGATCGTTCCCTGGTCCGCAACAAACGTGTTGTTCGAATCCGCGATCTCGGTCAGCCATGCCTGCCAGTCGTATTTGGTGATCGCACACGCGGCCGATTGAGCGGCCGTGATGATCGCATCGAAATCTTCACCGTCCGCCGTCGCCGTGACGTTGAAACCGGCGCCATTCCCCCGGAAACGGTATTCAAGGCTGTACTCCGTCGCCGGGAAATCGCAAAACCCGCGTGTCCATTCGATCTGTTCGCCCTGCGTGACGGTTGTCGGTTCTGTCGTTCTGCTCATAATTTCACACTCGATATCCCGAAAACTGGTTATTTACGACCCGGAAACCTTTCCTGCGACCTTCCGGCGTGTTGGTCGGCGGTTGCGGCTCATCCGGCGGTGGCGTTGCTTCATTTTCGCTGCTCTCTGAGGCGGGATTGTCGGCAACCTCGACGTGCTCGAGGCGGCGTTTCGCGATCAATTCGTAATTCGGATTCAGGATCGTCCTCGCCGCGATGTTGTAAACGTGCAGGTCAAGGCCCTCGTTCCGGACATTCTTTCCGACTTTTTCGTAAACGCGATATGACCGGCCGCCGCGCGTGTGCGTCACCATTTTTTCCGAGGCCAACATTTTCATGTGCTCCTCCTCGTTGTACGGCTGCTTGTCGGGGAAATGGCAATATCCGGGCCCGGGCTTGATGACTTTCAGCGACGCGAAAACTTCGTCTTTAGCCGCGTTCGTGCCCACCGGGAACATCTGCACTTTCGGGTTTCTCCCCTGCAATGTCGGTTTGGACAGCAACGGCTTGAACGGAT